CTCTGTGGCATCTTTTTCTGGGCATCCTTTGTTTTCATCCACACCAAGTTCTCTAAGTAGAAGGCTATTTTATTAAGGAACTCCTCGTTCCAATCCCATTGTACTGATGGATGTAGCGCCGAGAATACCCTGCAGCTCTTTGGTAACTGAAAGAGGAGGCGTGCCGCCTTAGCCGGGTGCAGCGTCGCTATGTTCAGGTTGTAGTATTGCTGGAAGTCCGCCTCTAGCTCATCAAAATAGTCCCGGCGTATTTTGTGAAGCGCTAGCCTTTTGGGTCGTATTGCTCAATGATAGCCATATAGACGTCGTTGAGCTTCTCAATACGGAATCGAGCCTTGTAGTCTTTTTGCCCCTTATGCTCCTCGGCATCCTTTTCGGTAAAGTGCGCCTTTAGCTTTGCGACCTCTTCTTGCCCGACAAGGAAGTTGAGCAATGGCACGATTGCCGCTACCTGCCCTTTATTCTCGATGCGATCAATAATTGCAAAGGCATCAACGTCATCTAGTAAGTCCATATCGGCTTTGAAGGTGTAGCCATCTAATGTAATATCTTTTATTGTTTCTTCTAATTCCATTGGTTCTGCAGCTTCGTCAGCCATAAAAATAACTCCATTCATTAATGTAATTCGATTATAACACAAAACAAAAAACGCCCCGAAGGGCGTTTAATGCGGTAACGTCTTAGCTAGCTACTAGCGCAATATACTCGGTGTGAGTATTACCATCTGTGTCAGGGTATGCCTGGAACAGTACTGGATATGCGATTGGTTCGCCATCAACGTAGGTTATCTCGCCGCTACGGTCAACCAGCTGGGCGTTAGCGACTACGATACGCTTCACACGTCCGCCTGTCAGTACTAACTCGAACACTACTATGCAAGCAGGGAGTTGTGCGCTGTTCTGGTTAATTGTGATGTTATCTCCATCAACCGTAACATTGTCTTCGCCATAATATACCTTAAGAGCTTCTGCGTTGGTCTCAATCAAGTTGACCATGAAAGTCTCGGCAAAATTGGTCATGCCGACTAATACTAAGTCGCCACCCCATGCGTTAACATTTTCAGTGTCAGTCTCAACAGAGTTAACCAAACCGTCCTCGCTAACGTAACCTAGCCCCTTAAAGGCTGCGTCGAGCGCGTCGGTTGCGTTAGTAGGCAGAGTCGTACCAGCCGGGGCTACAAAAACAGCGCCGGTGGCTTTTGGTTTACCAAACGAAACTTTAGTGGCATCGTTCATGTCTTTGACCTTTGTCTACATTATCGGCACAACAACCCTTTCGGGAGCTCTGCTTATGCCGTTATTGTAACACGCTAATTATCTTTTTTGCTAGTAGCGTCTGCCGCCATTTTGTAAAGGATGAATATTAGTATTGCTGAAATCATAGCCACAACAGCATTTGATACGGCATAGGAGATGCTGATCGGCTGTAGCTTGGCTGGTCTAGCACCCGGACCGAATAGTATAGTTTGTAGATTAATCAGTATTGGGTTTAAGTTACCGAGGAATATAACGCACGAGAGTGCAAACAGCACCTTGCGGTAAACTAGCAGGCTGTGGTCTATCATATCCTTAAACAAACCCCATTGCCGTTTTATGACCAATGCAATAAATACACCCGAGATAAGGTGCAGAGCCAGGAGTATGCTTGCTAAGTATCGAATATCCATTATTTGTGTCCCATTGCTCTTGCTAACTGCAAGGTTATATTGTTCTCTTTCAAGACCCTGTTGAGCTTTTCGGCTTTTTCTCTAGTCTGCTTAATCTTTGTTATGTTAGTTTTATGCACTTTGGCAGCAGCTAACTCTGCATCATCTAGCTTAGTAGATTGCTTTTTTGATCGATTAAAGAAATTCATGGCTTCTCTCCTCGTACAATCTGTATTTTACTAATTAATTGATCGGCAGACTGTGAGAATGATTGCAGCGTACCACTAAGCTCTTTCTGGGTCTCTAAGGCCTCTAGGCGGCGCTGTTCCTGTACAGTAAACAATCGCTCCACCAAAACATCTATTCGCTTTGATAGGTATACAATTACGAGCGCCTGGGCAAATATGATTATACCAGGTAGACCGTAATCAGATAGTAACTTCCCGAAATCCATATATAGCCGTCTGAATTTTACCAATAGCGTCGCCGGTAGCGCCAACGTCTAGCTGGAATATATGAGTACTCGCTATATATATCCGTTCTCGAGGTATTGACGCTGAACATTCGCTGCGTACCGTATAAGCCCAGTGAGGACAGCTCCGACTTCTTAAACCATAGATCGCCGCTTGGGTTGGTATATTTGATATTTTCGCTATACGGACCAGCCGTTTGCTGCCAGGTGTCGACCGGCTGCATATCGGTAGGGGTTAGGAGCGCACGCTTGACCGACTCCATAACAACCCACTGGATAGTAGAGAAATAAGCAGGGTTATCGTTCGCTTTCTCATCTGTATCTACATCTACGTCGTCGCCAATAAGTCTCAGACGGTTACTGGCTAGTGTAAGTAATACAAGAGCTCGGGCTTCGTCGTCTGGCGCTTTCCAAAAAGCCGTTAGATCCGCTACGTCAGCATAGGGGTTCGGTGCTTCGATTGGTGTTGATACAGCCATTACGCTCCTCCTCCGTTATTCATGAATTGCGAGCCTTGTAGGGCTTGGCGGCGAGCCACCAGCTCCTCAGCTTCTCGAATGCTAACGCCAAGCATACGGTAGCTTGCAACAGTACCAATAAACTCTGGCATAGCCGTCTGAATTTTACCAATAGCGTCGCCGGTAGCGCCAACGTCTAGCTGGAATATAGGCTTCCAAGCAGGTATGAGCTCGTTCATGGCATCAGGCACTTCGTTTGTACCGTCAATAGCCATACGCAGAGTGATAGCAAGCTGCTTGATCTGCTCGCCAAGCTCCTCTTGGCTGTTAGTGGCTTCAAGTAACAGATCGTCCGACATAGCTGATAGGCTCTCGGCGCTTGTAGGGTTGCCGGTCTCATAGCCCAGGTTGCGGAGTGTAAGAGCAGTTTCAGCACAGAAGTCCCTAGCCTTGTCTTTTTTAGCACCGATGAAGCCCTCAATGCTCATCTGTGGAAGCTGATCAATCTTTGGCGAGTCGCCATCCTCGTCTTTATTGATAGCCCATACTTTGCCGATCGCTGAGTCTAGCTCTGGGTCTTTTTTAGCACCTTCGGCAATACCAGTAATATAGCGTTGTGGCATTGAGTAAAACTCCTCGGCAATCTCTTCTCGGCGCTTTAAGCGTCCGACTTCTTGAATAATGCGACGAGCTGTCTTTGTTAGGCGTGATTTACCTAGAGGCTGCTTTGCGCTAGCCCTATGAGTAAATGGCTGCATTAAAGCACGCCCAGTCGGGTTCATAACAATTTCTGATATTGTGCGACTTTCAAAGATTGCGGTAAATTCGGGTGTGAATACTATGTAATCGGCTGGCGCAAAGCGTACACCACGCTTTTTAGGCTGAGGCTCTTGCCAGCGCGTGACAGCAAGCCCATATTTAAGTAGCCCAGTCTTTTGATCTATTTCGCCAGTTGCTTCGGTAGCAGTAAACGGAACAAACATTTTAGGGTACTGCGGATCGCCACTGTCTGCAATAGCTATGAAGGCGCAACCAGCAATAAACGTATCGTGCTTGCCCTGGCTAATAACACTCTTGGCGTTTATCTGCGTAAAGTATTCATTAATGCCAAATGTGTCACGAGCAAAGCCATCGAACACAACACGATCGGATAGAGTGTTAACGGCTCGGCTAGCCCAACCAACGCCGGGGCGATGGTGCGTCATGCGACGAGGTGTAGAAATTCCGAAATCACGAGTGTCGTGGTCGGCATCATAATAAGCATACTTATTGGTAACCTGTGGCTCATACATAGCAAGGCACTTTAATAGCTTTCTAGCTATTAACTCTGCCTTGTATTCAAGTGGGTTTTTAACCGGCTGCTGATCCATTTCTATCCTTCTTAAAGCCGGGTTTGCCGCTCCGTAAGCGTAGTGTTTATTGGTTGTCATTATACCAGATAATGTAATTGTAACATACGGCGCTATTTGGTGGCAGGTAGCTCTGTAATAATCATTTCAGCC